AGAAACAGGCGTATGGTTCTTTGTTCAACCAGATCAAACGTGAGTCACCTATGGGTGGTGACGTAGCACAAGAGGTGTTGTCGAAGCTGTTCCAACAGGTAGTGGGTGAGGACATTGCCAACCTTGGGTTTGACTACGTTAACGGTGACAAGAATAGTCTAGAACCGTTACGTGATTTACTTGAGCGTTATGGTGATGACTTCACACCTGACCTACGCATTGAGTGGGATGACATTGAGATTGACACGTTGCTCAACATGAATGACTTGGAGTCACAGTGGACGTTCAACGTTCCAAGCTTGACACGTAAGGTAGAGGGCGTAAATGCAGGACACCTGATTGAGGTGGGTGCTAGACCTAACACAGGTAAGACATCATTCCACGCCTCTCTTATCGCTGCTCCTAATGGCTTTGCCCATCAAGGTGCTAAGTGTGTTATACTATGTAACGAGGAAGCATCACACCGTGTTGGTGCTAGGTATCTTACAGCAGCTACAGGTATGACAATACAAGAGGTCAAGGCTAACCCTACCAGAGCACGTGACGCTTATGAGGCTGTTAAGAAGAACATCAAGATCAAGGACGCAAGTAATCGTGACATGGCATGGGTAGAGTCAGTATGCAAGTCATACAAACCTGACATTGTAATACTTGATATGGGTGACAAGTTTGCTAGGACTGGTGGCTTTGCTAGACCTGACGAGGCACTGAAAGCTAATGCTATCTATGCCCGACAGATTGCCAAGTCCCACAACTGCGCTATCTTCTACATGTCTCAGCTATCTGCTGACGCAGAGGGCAAGGTACTACTCAACCAGAGTATGATGGAAGGTTCACGTACTGGTAAGGCAGCAGAGGCTGACCTTATGGTACTGATTGCTAAGAAC